ACATCTAGCAACCGTGGTGTTGAGTTCTTACCAGAGAACCAGAACGATGAAGAAACAGCCAAGCAAGCCACAGAATATATTAACTTCCTATTTACCAGAGACAATAACGGCTTTGACATCCTATACACGGTGTTTAAAGATGCCTTGATGTATCGTAATGGTCTAGCCAAAGTATGGTGGGATGGTGGCGAACAGAAGACAATAGAAAACATGGAAGGCTTAGACGAGCAACAATTAGCAGTCTTAGCAAATGACCCTGATATAGAAATAAAAGAACAGACCGCACGCCTAGAAGATATGAATGGTGCAGGAGAGTTTGTTAATGTATATGATGTACGTTATGAAAGAACCATGAATAAAGGGGGAAGGTTGCACGTTGAAGCAATACCGCCTGAAGAATACATCGTTGCCACGCAAGCTAAGAACAACAGAGATTCCTACTCCGCCCATATTACATTAAAGACAGAGGGCGAGTTATTATCACAAATAAAAGATTATGATATAACTGAAGCTGATATACTCAATTTGCCCACCTCTCACGGCATATCGGTCAATGATAGTGGGGAGAAACAAAATAGATTCAAGAACCAACTATCCTCAACAAGAGTAGAGACTGAAGATACATCTACTAGACTGATTCGTGTTGCAGAGCATTACATTGATATGGATTACGAAGGCACTGGTATAGCTGAAAAGCGTATCATTACGACCTTTGGTAATAACAATGAACTAATAGCGCAAAACGAAACCTTGCCTGATGGCGTTCCTGTAGTTGATTTCTCCATCATTAAGATGCAACACGCCTATGAAGGCCGCTCTTTAGATGATAACGTTAAAGACATTGGAGAGATTAAGACTGCTGTAATCAGACAGACATTGAATAACTTCTATCAATCTAACTTCCCTAAACGTGTTGTTGATGCTACCGTAATTAATGTTGATGACTTACTATCTCCTTCCCCTAATGGTGTTATTCGAGGCGACCCTCGTGGTTATCAAGAGCTACCACCTATGACACTTGGTTCTAGCCCTTTTAACTTGTTAGAGTACCTAGAGACAGTCAAAGAGAACCGCACAGGCATTACACGAGCTAATCAAGGTCTTGATGCAGATAGTCTTAATAAGACAGCTACAGGTATTTCTTTATTATTCTCACAAAGTCAGCAACGTCAGGAGCTAATGGTTCGTATCCTTGCTGAAGGTGTTAAGCGTTTGTACTCACTTATGTTGAAGACTACTTGTCGCAATCAAGACATTGCTAGGGTTATCCGTTTAAACGATGACTGGATTACTGTTGATCCTCGTATCTGGAATAAGAACATGGATGCCTCTATATCCGTTGGCTTAGGCTCAGGCTCTAAAGAACAACAGATTGGTGCATTGCTAAACATTAAGAATATTCAAATGGAAGCTATCCAAGTAGGACAGATGTTAGGCGTTAAGATGGTTGGAGCTAATGAGTTACATAATACTTATACACGCATTGCTGAAGTAAGTGGATTCCAAGAGGCTTCAGACTTCTTTAAAGACCCTGAAGACCAACAACAGCAATTACCACAACAAGGTCAAGAACAAACCATAGTCCCTGAAGGTGTTACCCCTGAAATGTTAGAACAAGCAGCAGCGGAGTTAGAAGGTGAAGGCGTACCTGTCCAATAAAGAGCATGACGTTTCTATGCCCCCACCAGAGTCAAGGTGGTCACGTCCCCCTGTACAAGAAGGCGAAAGCGAAAGAGTTTACTACGCTACCAGTGATGGTGGTGTTTTCTACTTCAGAGATTTATCTGAAGCTCAAAAGGATGGCTGGTGCGTAACCAATCTTCCAAACCCTAACGAAAAGGAAATAGCCAATGAACTCCGTAGTAAGGAACGCTGAAAAAGCAAAGTCTTTATTAGATGATGAGATACTTCAAGGCACTTTTACCAAAATCAAAGACCAATGTATGCAAGAATGGACGCGCTCGTGTCCCTCTGATGTTCAACGCCGTGAAGATGCATGGCGTATGGTTAAGGCTGTGGATAAAGTCCAAGAGACCCTTCATTACTATATAACTGAAGGCAAGTTCGAGAATGACAAGATAACCAAACTTAACAAAGGGCAGAACAAATGACAGATCAAGCAGTAGAAGAAACAGCTAGCATTAGCGAAGAAAATGTGTTACAACATATATTAGATAATGTCGTAGCCCCTCAAGAGGAAGCTTCAGAAGAAGTAGAGACAGAGGATAAGCAGGACGAGGTTATTGAAGAATCTTTCGTAGAGGAAGAATCTCAGGACGAAGACGAGGAACTGGTTGAAGAATCCCTTTTTAGGGTAACTCTTTCAGGTGGTGAAGTTGCAGAAGTAACAGAGGAAGAATTACTCAAGGGTTACTCGCGTAATGATGATTACACACGAAAGACAATGGCACTGGCTGATGAGCGTAAGGCTTTAGAAGCTACCATCTCAGATACAAACCAACAGCGGGAAAGACTAGTAGGACAGATTGATGTCTATATTAGTGATAAGGAGTCTCAGTTAAAGAAAGCAGAGACTATTGATTTGGTTGCCCTTCACCAAGAAGACCCAGAACAAGCCGCACAGTTGAAGTACAGCATAGATGCCACACGAGTAGAGGTTGCTAAGGCTAAAGAAGCCAGAGAGCAACAACAGGTAGAGGCTCAAACCGAGCATAACACCAACTACCAAAAATACCTCGAAGCTCAACAAACTGTATTATTACAAAGTATGCCTCAGCTATCTGACGAAAAGAAAGCAAAGGCAGTCTTTGATAAAGTAAATAAGGCATTCTCAGACCACAACTTTAGTAGTGATGAGATTGGCAGCGTAACGGATGCAAGGGCTATTCAAATGGCTTATAAAGCGGCGTTATGGGACGAGGCACAAGCTAAGAGACCTGAAGTTATTAAGAAGGGTTCGAAGTTACCTAAGTACCAGCGGTCAGGCTCACCACGAGGTAAAGGCGCAGAAAGTAAGGCTAGATATGATGTAGCTTTAAAGAACGCACAAGCCACAGGTAGTAAGGAGGATGTCCAACGATTAATCCTACAAAAGTTTAAAAGGTAATTATTATGACACAACCAACTAATACGTTTTCTTCATATGATGCTATAGGCAACCGTGAAGACCTCTCCGATATCATCAAAATTGTTGACCAAGAGAAAACCCCCTTTATGTCAAGTATTGCGGGTACTACCAAAGCAACTGCTCGTTTGCATGAATGGCAAACAGATTCACTAGATTCAGCTTCAGCTACGAATGCTGTTGTTGAGGGTGATGATGTAGTAGGTGATGCAATCACTCCCACGGCTCGTAAGGGCAATCGGATTCAAATCTCTGAGAAAGCGGTTACTGTAACTGACTTACAGAATATGCTTGATTCTGCTGGGCGTGATGAGGAACTTGCTTATCAGATCAACCGTCAATCTCGTTCTATTAAGCGTGACATGGAAGCTTCATTGCTTGCAAACAACGCTGCTGTAGTAGGTAATGATACTACCGCTGCTGAACTAGGTGGCTTAGTAGCATGGGTTAACACTAACGTTAGCACTGATGGTACTGCTGGAGATGATGGCACAACTGCTGCTATTGATGGTACGCCACGAGCGTTTACTGAAGACTTGCTTAAGGATGTTCTTAAATCAGGTGCTGATTCTGGTGCTGACTTTAGTGATATTCTTGTAGGCTCATTCAATAAGCAAGTATTCTCAACCTTCAACGGTGGCTCTACTTTTAATATTGATGCTTCTGACAAGAAAATCGTCAATACTATTGATGTATATGTCGGTGATTTTGGTCAAATGAAAGTACATTTTTCTCCACAACAACGTGGACGTGATTGCTTAATCGTTGACCGTAACTTGGTTAATGTAGCTTATGTGCAAAACCTTTCTATGGATGAGTTAGCTAAAACTGGTCGTACTGAGAAACGTATGATGAATGTTTACTACACTCTTGAAGTGTTGAATGAAAAAGGAACTGGTGCAGTTCTTGATTTAACTACAAGCTAAACTTTAGCGGGGAGGGTTTCGGCTCTCCCCTCTTTACCAGAGGTACGTTATGAAATTATGGGATGTAGAAAAGAGCGGTGATGTTACAAGCAAGACCTTCTTTGACCGTGAAACAGGAAGTGTAATATCTACTGTAGAACAAGACGCTAATCCTATAGCAAAGGCTGCTAAGGAAAAGCTGAAAGACTTTGACGGCTATAAGAGTGACACCTTTAATCAGGTTGCCTCTATTCCTATTAACCTACATTACTTCTGGAAGAATACCGAGGGCTATGACTTCACTGATTTTAGTACTCACCCTTGGAGCGAAACGGTAAAGAAGATGAAAGCTGCTGACTTAGCACACTTCTTCACAGCACCAAATGGAGGCTATCAATAATGGCTATCTCCAATTACACAGAATTACAAACAGCAATAACTAACTGGATTGACAGAGATGATTTAGTTGCTCGCATACCAGAGTTTATTGCATTAGCAGAAGCTAAGATAAACAGGACTCTACGCATTCAATCAATGGAAGTGCTAGACGAGGCGTTTATTATTAATGCGGGCACTGAGACACTACCTACAGGCTTTAAGGCTGCTAAACGTTTCTATATAGATGCTAGCCCTAGACGTGACTTGAAATACTTACCTTCTAGCCGTTTAAACTCTACTGACTTAGCGGCTAATGCTGCTGGGCAACCTTTCTATTTCACATATGAGGGTGATAGCTTCAGATTCAGACCAGAGCCTAATTCATCCTTTACTGCTGTATTGTTGTATTGGAAAGCTTTTGATCCTCTATCAACTACACCAACAAACGATTTACTGACTAATTCGCCCGATGTTTATCTCTATGGAGCATTAGCAGAAGCCGCTCCTTTCTTAGTGGATAACGAATTGATGGCTACATACGTTGCCTTGTTTAATCAGTCTCTACAATCTGTACAGGACGAAGACGATAGAAACAGAGTAAGCGGATCAGAATTAACACCACGAGCACGCGGTTCAACCCCATAGGATAGATTATGCCACAGACTACAACAAACTTTAGCTGGATTACTTCCCTAACGGCGGAAGCTCAATTCCAAGATTTATGGTGGGATCAATTAAACGTTGTTCTTGTAGACCAAGACACTGAGTTGTTCAAAACCAAGATCAAAGGCAAGGAGACAATCTTTATCCCTGCTGCTGCTATGAGTCCTACCTCTACTGGCGGCTGTGCTAACATAGCCTCTACCGAAACTACAGCGGGTAGACCTGACATTATTTCACTAGACTTTGATGCTAGTACTGATGAGTTTGCACAATTCCAAATAGCTTTCCCTAAATCATGGGATGAAGGAACTGTAACCTTCCAAGTTCAATCAACAACGGCTGGGACTGGCGCAGGCACAGTGGAATGGGACTTACAAGCTGTAGCAGTTGGTGATGACGATTCTATTGATGTTGCTTATGGTACATTACAAACGGTTACACAAACCATGATAGCCACTGCTGAGGATATGAATTACTCAAGCGAGTCTAGTGCAATAACTATTGCTGGCACTCCTGCTGAAGATCAAATGTGCTTCTTTAGGCTTGGGAGAGACGCAACAAATGATACTCATGCAGTTGATGCTCAATTGATAGGTATTAAATTATTCTTCACAACGGACGGCAGAAACGATGACTAGCTTTGGTTACAATTTACTAGGTTTTGGAGGTGGCGAAGCGCCCGCTTCCTTACTGTATGACTTTGTTGTTATGGCTGGTATCAAGCTAGAAGGGACGTTAGACGATGGTGCTTCTTGGGATGGTTTAATAACAAACCCTTTATCAGATGGTAGGGAGCTTGTAGTAGGAGATGGGGTTATCTTGGCACTAGGGAATAATAGTGCATATTCACGTTCAACAGATGGTGGTGGAACGTGGGGGGATATAATAGATTCGGGTGACACAATTAACTTCAATGGCGGGGCATTTGGTAATGGAGTTTTTGTTCTTGGAGGGACGGCTTCTATAGGTGGGGCAAGTGCTATCAAGCGTTCAACAGATAATGGTATTGATTTTGGCAGTTTAATTACACAGCCTTTTGGCACATTGACAGCCATAAACTCTATAGCTTTTGGTAACAATGTTTTTATTGCCGTTAGTAGTGGTGGCAAGATAGCACGCTCTACGGATGACGGCGAAACATGGGGTAGCTTAATCACAGACCCCTTTGGATCATCAAATATAGACACTATAGCATTTGGTAACAATACCTTTGTTGCTTGCGCCACAGGTGGCAAGATAGCACGCTCAACAGATGACGGTGTTAGCTGGGGTAGTTTAATAACTAATCCCTTTAATATAAATACTAACGCAACAATAGGCGGTGTAGCATTTGGCAATAATGTCTTCGTAGCTGTATCTGGTGACCCATTTGAAAGCGATGTAAACGCACAAATTATAAGATCAACAGACAACGGTGCTACGTGGGGTAGTTTAATAACTAATCCATTTGGCTTCACTACGATTGAAGGAGCTGGTGTAGCATTTGGTAATGGTGCATTTGTCGCAGCAGCAAGAAGTGGAAAGATAGCACGAAGCACAGACGATGGAGTTACATGGGGTAGCTTAATCAGCAATGGATTAGGCACGAGCAACACAACAGGATTAGTATTTGTAGGATAAACAATGCCACAACGTATAAAGATACAGATAGTAAGCGGAACTAATAAGGATACCACTGAGAATAATACCCCTCAGTATATTGATATTAGCAATGCTCGTTTTTGGCAGAATGATATTCAAAAGGATGGTGGCTTTAGTGCTGTAGGATATACAGGCGGCGCAACGGTTTCTGGTTGTGGTCGGTGGTTGTTTAATTATCGCAACCCTTCTAACAACAATGCCTATACATTGGTAGGAACGCATTTAAGACTATACGCAGTACTAGGAAACATTCTTGTTAATATAACTCCTTTAGTATC